CCGTCAGAACCGCCCGGACCCAACAACCGGGATAGAGTTCTGAGGGATCGGTGATACGGGTTTTATCTTGCCTCAAACAATCCGGGCGGGTATCCGTGGCAGACCGAACGACGATATAACCCTTCTCGTTGTCGTCAATCTTCCCCGAGGCTTTCGGTTGATCCCCATCCCGGAATTTGGTGAGCTTGAGATCCTTGAGATTCACGTTCGGCCCGAAATTCGCTCGGGCGATTTTGCAAATCTCTGCCCAAAACCCGGCGCAATTATCCGTCGGCATCCAGGTGGAAGCCGGATGTTTCGCCGCTTTCAACGCTTCCGCCGTGGATTTTTTCGGGAACAGCATCGTGATCCCGTACTTCTTTTTGTTTTCATTTCCCAATACTGGCTGCGGCTCAAAAAGCGCAGGGTATGACAAACGAAAAGCACAAGTGATGTACGTGGATCGAACTTGCTTTGACTGGTTACTCATAGTAACTCCTTCACTTTCTTCTGGGTTGTTTTCTCTGTTATCTTTTTTAAAGTCAGTCCGTTGTCCGGAACTTCAGTCAACGGAGCGACGCGTTCTTTTCCCGCGATTTTTTCCATCTGTGCCGGGGAGAGAACTTTGACTTTGTACGCTTTGTCGCCAAGATCCTCGAACGCTTTGATTGCTTCTTCCTCGTTAATCCACCGTCTATTCCCCCGCTTTTTTGCGAGTTCATATTCGGGTATTTCCCCTCCCGCTTCCACGATATCCTGGGCATAAGCCGCGCACGCATCAAGCCATTTCTCGATCACTTCTTTGGTGTCGAGAATTTTTTTGATGGTGGGAATCGGCAATCCTTTGACATCCGGAAAAAGAATCTCTTTCCCCGGAATCGCCGGAAGCGTTTCGGATATACTCTGCCGTAAAGCCGGGCAAATGGGTTTTGCCCAACAAAACTTACACCAGGATCCAGCGCTGACCAAAGCGTTTGGTTCCTTAGTAAGTGCAACTTTGCGACTGAATTCATCCGAAAATGTTGAGATATACTCATAATCACACGACCACTCACTGATCTGATCTTCCGTTCGTGGTTGAATGATCATAAGTTTTATTTCCCCAACTTCATTTTGTACGGCCAAAGGAAGTGCGTACAAAAGTAATTGAGGGTTTTCCACTGCGGAAACCGTAATACCTTTGCCGTATTTGAAGTCAATCACGACAACAGTATCGTACGGGCGGATGATCGCAGCGTCGAGATGTCCCGAAATTCCGGGAGCGATATCGACTCTTGCTTCGATTAAAAGCTGCCCGCCTTTTTGCAATTCTGCCCGGATGATGTCACGGGCAAACGTCACGGCTTCTGCCATCTCGTCTGTCACTTCAAATTCCCCAATGGTTTCGCCTACCATATCGAAAGGCATCATCTTTGGGTTTTTGAGACATCGTTCGAGAAGAGTATGCGCCGCTTCGCCCTCTGCCGCGTATTTCGATTGCTCGGGTTTAGGCATCTGAGCGCATAGCGCGACCGATCCCGGACAATTCATCCACCTGTCCGCGCTTGACGGTGAAAGATCCGTGTGAAGTCGTTTCGGTGGTGTAACCATGTTACACTTCGATCGGGAGTTTGATCCCGTTTTTGTCGCACCATTTTGAGATCATGTCCGCCGCTTCTTGAACCTTCTCATCCGGAATCTTGATGAGCTTTGGTTCTTTGGCGTTGAAGATTTTGGCAACGCTTTGGATGAACGTCACCAATTTGTTGACGGAACTGTTCTTTCCGCCCGGATCCGACATCTCCGCTGCCTGGATGAATTTCTGTGCCAGGTTTCGAAGGTCTGCGCCGGTCTTGATTTCATTTTCCGATGCGATAGGGTCCTCCGGTTTGACGTCTTCCACGCCGGGAATCATATCTTCCGTTTTCGGCGCTTCTGGTTTCGCCGCTCTTTTCTTCGACGGCGCGGGAGTGGGGGCCTCCGGTACTGCGTCTAACCCGATCCCGGCTAATTTCTCCAATGCAATAGCAATACGTTCAATGTTCTGTTCGATAGTCATAACACACACTCCATTTCTCTTGTACAGTCTTTGCAGACTGTGATTTTTGAAACTCGTTTGAGATTTTTAATCTCTGTTACCTGGTTGCACATTTTACATTTTGTGTCTACAAAAGCCACCCCCTTTTCTTCTCCCATAATTACGTTAATATTCCGGGCTTTCCCGGCCAAAGAATCGATCACATCTTCATCGATACTTTTTTCAGCAATCAAGAATTGAATTTGTACCCGTGAGTTCTGCCCCATACGATTAAGGCGATCAATCGCTTGTTTAATCTCATTAGGCACGTATGACATTTCGATGAATACGGCTGTATCACATACATATTGAAGACCATCGACCCCAATACCTGAAGATTTGATATTTCCGATAAACACCTTTGCATTAGGATCTTCCTGAAATCTTCGGACCGCTTCTTCTTTTTCTTTCGCGCTTTCACTCCCTGTATACCGGACCGCTTCATGTTTGAATTCCTCCATAAGTGTGTCAACCACTGACCGATGCCAGACAAAAACTACGATTTTTGATTTCTCCTCTAAGATAGATCGGATGTGTTTTATCGCGGCTTGAGCTTTGATAATACCGATTGCCTGGCGTGTGGTAGACGTTTCTCCGATGAGTTTCTTGGCGTTGAATTCAACCCGTTCCTGTTCGATTAATTTGATTAATTTATCAGACGGATCGAGATATACTTTGTCGTACGTGACCGGCGGCAAATCTTTTTGAACTTCTGATTTCAATCGGCGAAGCATGATGGGTTTCAGGATCTTTGAAAGTTCCTCAAGATTTGACGCGCCGGTTGCGTCGAATCCGAAGGTCCCTTGATACGCCGCGCAAAATTGATAGGCGTAATCGTAATAGCTCTGATATTTTTCAGTCAAAAACGCCGGGAACAAAGCACGTAAGACCGGATATAATTCAATCGGACGATTGAGAATCGGGGTTCCCGTAACCATCCATCTCCGGGCGCATCGGGAGTACAACCCTTTTCGCCCGAGAATTATTTTAGTCCTTTTTGCTGAAATGTTTTTCAGGTAGTGGCTTTCGTCACAAACTAGAACCGGCCAAGTTTGTTGTGAAAGATGAGTAATGAGTGGTTCCTTCCAGACAATATCATAGTTAACAATATTGATCGCACTCGGATCCGGGATAGTCTTTGATGAAATAATCTCTTTGATAAATGCAAGTGGCATCTGTTCGCGTGTTCGTTTCACCCAGGATCGACGGATTGATTGTGGGGCGATAATGATCCCGGATTGAAGCCCAAGTTTTTTAATGGCTTCAAGGACCTGATACGTTTTCCCGAGGCCCATATCATCGGCCAGGATCGCGTTAGACCGCAGACAAAGAAAATCCCGGCCTATTTCCTGGAACGGCATGAGTTTAATCATCAGATTTGCTCCATTGCCATAGCGATCTTCAATCCTCTAAAAATTTGTACCGCCACTTGCGGGACGATGGCGTTGCCGAGTCCTTTAAGGCGTTCGATTCTGTGCCCGGCTTTGGAAAAGGCAACTCCGTCCATTTCTCCGGGTAACCCATCATCCACTCCACAAAAGCGGGTTGCAACTTCAAGCCAGTTTTGGTTCCATTGTTCGGGGGCAAAACGTCCGATAATTGGTCGTTCACGTTCTTTGTTCGTTTCGGGTCGGTGTACCGCCCTGGCATCCCCGTTCGGAAGTCGCGCTGATTGGGTATTGAAAGCATCGTCAACTGGTCGTTCAAACATAAAGGCATTTTCCGCACCGTATAGCGGTCGTGAAGGTTCTCGGGAGTCCGTTGCCCTCTCTCCATGTTCGCATCGGGAGTTCGGAGCATCTTGATTGTTTGGTCTATCCCGCCCTGCTTCGAGTTCGGCCCCCGTGATTTGTGGTCGCAGCTGGTGGTGGTGGGCAACAATCCACACTCTGTCCCTCCGGTGCGGGGCGTTGACGGCGCAAGCTGGAATAACAAACGGTTGAACCTCGTAACCTTCGTTTTCCAAGTCAAGACACACTTGTTCGAATACCATTCCGTCGATGATAGTAAGTAACCCACGCACGTTTTCAGCGACGACCCATGTCGGACGGAACTTCTGTATGATCCGTAACATTTCCGGCCAGAGATAGCGATCATCATTCGTTCCTTTCCGTTTTCCTGCTTGAGAGAAGGGTTGACAGGGAAATCCTCCTGTGAGGAGATCGACGCGATTGCCATTACCTCGGGCATCGACTTCGGCCCGTTCCGTTTGTTGCTGCTCTTGTTCGGAGCATCCCACGCTGTGTCGGGAGTTGGTAAGAACCCTGATGTCCCCATAAATCATCACATCCTTTCCAAAGTTTTTTCTTAGCACTGCTTGCGCGTATTTGTTGATCTCACAAAAACAGACGTTTTCATACTCATCACCCCAGACTTCTTGCGCCGCAAGAGCAAATCCACCGATACCGGAGAAGAGATCAAGGTGTCTCATATATTCTATAATTCCTGAAAAGGCATTAATTTAATCATACTGTTCTGCTTCCATGGCGGCTTTGAGTTTAGCGACATCACTATTAAATTGCCCGTACAGATAATCCCGCACCGCATTGTCTCCGTGGGTTTGTTCCTCTTTGCCGTATACCCACCGATAATTATCATCGAATGGCCGCATTCCATTCACCCAATGTCGATGTTCGATAACAATCTCTGGCGCAAAAAATAAACGGTTAATCGCCTGGCATATCCTTCCCTGGATCACATCAATTCCAATATGCCGTGTCCCTGGGGCAGCGATCCACCCTAATACCCGAGTCATTTTTCCAGAGATTACACAGCCGGAAGGATGTGGATGAGTATTCCAGTTGGTTAATTTATCCGCCGCACATGCGATCCCCCACCCATTTCCTTTTGTTTCGCAAATCTCAATTAATTTTTCATCCCATTTCGGAGTGATGAAGAGATGATCGTCGTTTAGGTTCGCGTAATAATCAAAATCATACATTCGGGAATATTCATTGTAAACTTCAGCAATATATTTTCGTGGTCCTCGTCTAACCGTAACCACAAGTCCGGTTCTGACTTTATAATCGTTAATTTTTGGATCATCTTCATTCAAATAAATTAGCAGAATCGTAAATCCACCTGGTCGGATAGTATTCAAAAAACTTTCAACCATCTCCCGGCAGAGTTCAGGTCTACCCCTTGACGGTACTATCACCAGCAGAGATTTTTGGCTCATTGCCTGTTCCTTTCAATATGTAAAGATCCTTTAATCCATCCTCACCGAATAACTCCACAAGCGCGGGATACATTTTGTCGGTCGGATCGATTATCTTCTCCATAAGCATTCGTCGTGCGTCCGCATTAAAAAGCCCGAGCCGGTTCCAGGGTGTGACTTCCTGATGGTTAATCTGGATATCCATGTGAGCGTATGGTTGAATCCCGAGATCCAGACATTTCTGGCAAAACTGAGCATCCGGAGACTCTTTTTTCTCACTATCAAACCAGGGGTATGTCATTTTGGTGAAAATTTCTACGTTAAAAAGTGTGAACGGAAAAGCGGTAAGGTCTACCGGAACTACTCCATCTCCGTCCACTTCTTCTAAAGCCCCCCTTCCTTTTTTCTCACATTCCTGGAGCGTCATAGACGCATCCTTTTTTCGGAACGCACAACGGGAATACGGAAAACCACGAACGAACATCACGGCACTGATAAAGTCTTTCTCCGCATCCAAAAGTCTTTTGACATCTCCTGAACGGATACCCCAAATATCATCATCAAGCCGGAGAATATGGGTATATTTATTTGTCAATGCAGTCTGGATGATTTTGTTCTCGGCTTTATGAATCGTGTTTCGATACGGAAACATGAACCCGTAATCAATATCGAGCCGTCGAAGATCTTGGATGATCGTAAATAGCGATAACAGCCATTTCCCCGGATTTGGATCAAGTCCGAAAGTCGGACACGCGATCAAGATTTTTGTCCGCCCGTGTGGGATTATTTTAGTGAGTTCTTCCACCATATCATTGATCAAAACTGGATCCAGAGTTTTATGGCTATTTCGGGTGGTGCAATAAGCCCGAGCAAGCGCATGTCCCAATTTTACTTTATTCACCTTCTCCCCCTTCCTCTCTGGTTTTAGCTTCATATTTCAGTCCGGCGATTTTGTAGAATTTTTCGTAAACATCTTCACTCAGATGTTTCATTTTTTCTTCGACGCGATAACCCCGGTCCAGGATGTTCTTATTTTGAACCCGGATCTTGTTTGTATTCCGAATCATAATCGAGCGCCGACCCACTTCGGCAAGCGAAATAGATCCTTCCGCAGCATTACGAACCGAATGCTCAAGATCCCATATTGAAAGATTTGTTTGGGCGATCCTGATGATTGCCAGTAGGAATTCCCCGTCAACCCCAATCTTTTTGCACCAATCGAGCATTTGTTTGAGTTCTTCCTCGGCTCCTGGGAGTCCACAGAGCGCTTTTTTTGAAACGATGGTGAAAAGATCGATGAATTCGCCGAACGTATAGGTGAATGGCTTACGTTTTTTAATCATGGCATCTCCGGGAAATTAATCCCTGCCATTTTAAGATAAGCGTTGAATTCTTTCGGAAGCGCTGCGGGTTTCTCTTTCAAAACTGCTTCGAGTAAGATCAGGTAATTGATTAAGTCACCGATCTTTTCATCGACCATGGCCTCTGTTGGTTTCAATCTCCCTTCGACGAGATCGACCACGGATACCAGATGTTTTGCCGCCATCCCCCAAAGCGCTTTGGCTTTTGT